CGTAGGTTGTTTTCACCGAAGCGAATTAATGCTTAAACATATGAGTAACAAAGCCGAAAAGCAGTTTAATTGGTTTATTGAAATGGAAAAGAAAAACGGATGCACGTTTAAAAGTGGAATTACATATGAAAAAATTAAAAGCTATAGAACGCAATTAGAATTATTTGACGATGATTTTAATGAATGCGATTCAGGATATTGTGGAATGTAAATTATAACAAGCAAAAACACGAATAAATGGATGAATTGAATATTATAAGTGCCAAAGTAGGAATACAAACTACTTTCTTAAAAGTTAAAATAAGTTTAGAAGAGATAAAGACGAACCACCCTAATCGAAAAGACATAATAGATTCAATGGAACGAACCTTAGCAGACCTTCAAGAAATTAGTTTAGTTTATTCAACAATGGAGAAAGAGTACAGGTCAGCTTTACAACAAAACTTTAGACTTGAAAGATTGCTTCAGGAAGAAAAATTTAAGAATAAAGACTTAGAAACACAATTAAAAAGTAAAAATTATGAAATATAGAATATTAAATTTATATGCTTGTCTTGGTGGCAATCGTTACAAATGGGATGAGGTTGCAGACAACTTAGAAATAACAGCCGTAGAACTTGACCCAGAAGCAGCACGTTTGTATCAAGAGCGTTTTCCAAATGACAAAGTAATAGTTGCAGACGCACACCAATATTTATTAGACCATTACAAAGAATTTGATTTTATTTGGAGTTCGCCACCTTGTCCTACGCATTCAAAGGTTCGATTTACTCAAAAGAACCAAGATTTTTATGTCCCGGAATATCCTAATATGATGTTATACCAAGAAATTATTTTTCTTAAACATCATTTTGAAGGCAAGTATTGTGTTGAAAATGTTATTCCATACTATGAACCATTGATACCTGGTCAAAAACGAGGTAGGCATTTATATTGGACTAATTTTTTGTTACCAAGTCAAATAGATAGAAAAGAATCAAAAGGAATAATTGGTGGTCAAGTTAATGACGAGTTTAAAAAACTTTGCGAATTTCATCAATATGATTTTTCACAATACAAAGGCGAACAAAGTAGAACTAAAATGGCTCGTAATTTAGTAGATTTTGAAGTTGGCAAAACAATACTTGAAACAGCTTTAAACATTTACAAAAAGACGAATATAAACCAAACATCAATCTTCGACTATGAGGTGTAAGCATTGTAGAAATAAGTTTGAGCCAGTACGCTTCAATATGAAATATTGCTTAAAAGATGAGTGCGTTCGTGTTTGGGTAGAATCTGAAAAGGCGAAACAATGGAAAAAGACGAAAGCAAAAGCGAAGTTAGATTTAATGACTTTAAGTGACTACCTTAAATTAACCCAACAAGTCTTTAACAAGTGGATAAACCTACGAGATAAGGGGTTACCTTGTATAAGCTGCGATAAACCAATTATAGGACGTGTAAACGCTTCGCATTTTTGGAATGCAAACAACCATTACAACGTTCGATTTAATGAAGATAACGTTCATAGTTCTTGCATTACGTGTAATCAGTTTTTATCTGGCAATCTTTTGGAGTATAGAACTCGACTTATTTCAAAGATAGGCATTGAAAGATTTAACATATTGGAAGCTGAAAGCAAGGAAACACGGAAGTTCACAAAGGACGAGCTAAAAGAAATAATTAACATCTATAAAAAAAAGATTAAACAATTAGATTTATATTAAAAAATATAATTACTTTTGACTTAACAATTAAAACTTAAATTATGATAACAAATTTTGAAACCATTACTCACGAACTAACTGACGAAGAATTAAACTTAGTTCCTGTTATAGTTCACAGCTTCCGATTCTATAAAAAGGATAACCCAATAAAAGCTGAATTAATAGTTAAACGGATGAACGAATACCTACAAAAAAACGGATCAAAAGTTAAAATGAATGGTCCGCGTTTACGTAAGATAGTTAACTACATTCGAACAAATGGCATAATACCACTTATCGCCACTTCTAACGGCTATTTTACAAGCGATTGTAAACAAACTATCGCTGAACAAATTCAAAGCCTTCAAGAAAGAGCAAATAGCATTGAACGTTGTGCGCAAGGATTAAAGAAATTTTTATAATTTTTTTTATTCTTTAGTATTATATTAGAAAATATAGTTATATTTGTCAAACAATTAAAATTTATATTATGAAAAACCTATTTAAAAGTTTAGCAGCATTTCAACAAGAAGTGCCAGTAATTCACAAAGGAACACAAGGCTACGGATATTCGTATGCTGACCTTCCTAAAATCTTTGAAGTAATTAACCCGTTATTACAAAAACACGGATTAGGCTTTAGCCAATTAATTAATGGTCAAACAATAGTAACTTGTTTATTCCATTGCGAAAGTGGTGAAAGCATAGAAAGTAAAACGGATATTCCACAAGGTGTACAGCTTAAAGGAATGAATGACTTTCAAGTTTTAGGTTCTGCAATTACTTATTTAAGACGTTACGCATTATCTTCGATTTTAGGTATTGTAACAGACAAAGACGTTGATGCAGCAGGAGAACAAATAAAACCCGTAAAGACGGATAAAAAACCTACAATACAAGGTGAACGATTCTTAAAAGCAGTAGAAGCAATTAGAGCAGGTGAATTTACAGCTGAAGAACTACAAGCAAAGTTCGAATTAAATGAAGTTCAACAAAAAGCATTATTACTGATATGAAAATACGAGCATCACAAATAGGAAAATTAATGACAAGTTCCAAAACAAAAGGGGAGGTTCTTTCTAAAACTACAAAGACTTACATTCAAGAACTTGCAATTGAACATAAATACGGAATACGTAAAGAGTTTTGGAGTAGATACACTGACAAAGGTAACGAAGTAGAAGACGAAGGAATCGAACTTGTTAACGAGGTTCTTGACTTAGGTTTCATCTATAAAAATGATGAGAATTTAACCAACGACTATTTAACTGGTACACCTGACGTAAACACGAATGAAGTTTTAATAGATGTAAAGTGTTCTTGGGATGCAACTACTTTTCCTTTTTTCGAGACTGAATGCCCAAATAAAGACTATTTTTTTCAGTTGCAAGGGTACTTATGGTTAACAGGAAAAGACGAAGCGTTACTTTGTTATTGCCTTGTCAATACACCTTTTCAAATCGTAGAAGATGAGGTTAGGCGTGAACATTGGAAACAAGGTTTAATTGATGAAAGTTTGGATGTAAGAGATTTTGTGCAGAAGAAACATAACTTTGACCACATACCAAAAGAAAAGCGCTTAAAAGTCTTTAAAATAGCAAAAGACGAAAGCGTAATAGAACAAATTAAAGAACGAATAGAGTTAGCACGTGAATATTATAACAATTTAATTAATGAATTATGAAAAAAATAGTAAAATGGTTTGAGTTAAACTGGGGTTGGCTATTTGTCAATTCAAGAAAACAAGGAGAATGGTTTGAGTATTTACGTAAAAAGTATAAAAAATGAGTGAAGATTTAAAAATAATGGGATACTACAAGAACGTAACCAGAGACCAAGTAGTACAAATCAAAGATTTTAAAAAAGATAAACTTTGGTATGAAACAATAAGACAATATGAAGCAAACCCTATAACAGAGTTCTGCTGTTCAGTTGAAAGATTTAAACGATTATATATTAAAACAAAGTAAAATGGAGAAAGCAATTACAGAAACAGAATTTATAAGCATTATAGGCAACGAAGCTTACTTTAAGTTTGTAAACGATATTTATAAGCTGCTAAAAGAAAGTGAAGCATATAAACGCGAAGAAGAAGTAGTATATTATATTGGTGCATCACCTTTAAACGAAACGATGTGGTTTCATTATGAAGCGTCTTTATTTAAAAAGGATATAGGAGATGAGTTTGGGTTTACACGAATGATAATAACCGATGACTTAGATATGACTTTAGACCGCATTAATTACGCAAAAGACGAAATAAAAAAGAACGGTGGTAAAGATGGAATTTGGATTAATAATAAATAAATAAAAATGGAAAAAAGAGACAATTCAGGAACCAGTTCAGGAACAAGCGAAACCAACAGGCGGAAAACCAAATGGCAGACCAAATTATGGAAAAGAATTTGATGAATTTTTAAGTGGTTTATGAAACAACAAGCAAAGGTTTTAAGCGAAGCAAATGAACTAACGAGGTTAATGATTAGACACTACTTACAAAAACACGAATTAAGTTTAAACGCTTTTTCTAAGTTAGTAGAGATAAAACAACCTAACCTTCATAAGTTCTTCAGCAAGTAATTTAAGGCGGAACGTAAAAAATTCCGCTTTTTTTTTAAATTATTTTGTAGTTATATTAAAAAGTATTATATTTGTTCAACAATTAAAACTAAAAATTATGAAAGATTTATTTAAAAAATGTCCTGAGTGTGACGCAAGTGGTTATGTAACAGTAGATATTAACGATACTGATATACCTTACGAGCAAAACGAAATTGATTACACTTGTATGACTTGTGATGGAAGTGGTGGAGTAGTAGATAAAGACGAACTACTTGAGAAAATAGACCAAGTAAATGATTTAATACAAGGTATGCAGGTAAGAATGCGTTGTCATTCTGATACTATTAAGCATTGTAAAAAAGGAATGTTGGACCAATTAGCTGAAAAATACGTCTATAAATTAGAAATTTGTAGTTTAGCTTTAGGGCGTTTAATGAACTATAAAAGAAAATTGTATAACTTAGTTGCGTGAGAATATTGTTAATACTTTTATTTCCTTTTATAATAGCCTTATTCGTTTTGGATAGGGCTGTTTTGCTTTTTGCGTGGAACATACCAAGTATTACGATTCATAAATGGTTGTTTAACGAATACGAAATGGGTAAAAGTTTAGTTCGTGTTATTATAGGAATGATTGTTGTTTTAATGCTTATTTTAATTGGACTCTAATCAATTTCTGAATGACTTGTACGTTGAACATAAACACTGGATTAAGGTTGTTAAATCGTTTGGCGAATATAGTTTGGCTGAAGATATAGTGCAAGAAATGTATTTAAAGTTAGCAAAACACGAAAACAAAGAAAGATTTTACCGAAATGGAGTTGTTTATAAGGGGTTTATTTGGATTGTTTTGAGGAATATGTATTATGACTTTGAAAAAAGTAAACATAAGCTACAAAAAGTCGATATAACGGAGGCAATACAATTAATAGATGAAAGCGAACCAAACGAAAAGACGGAAGCACAAATAGAATTAGAAAACAAAATAAATAAGACTGTAGATAGTTGGCATTGGTATGACAAAATGTTATATGAACTTTATAGAGATTCAGGCATGAGTACACGCCAAATAGAAAAACACACTGGAATTAGTTTTAAATCAGTATGGCAGACGTTAAAATATTGTAAGGATAGTTTAAAAGAAGAAGTAGGAGACGATTATGAAGACTACAAAAACGAGGATTACGAATTAATAAAATAACATGGAATTCAAAATAGGTGATATTATAAGGGATGTTGAAGATGGCGACTGTTATTATGTAGGTGAAGTAACTGAAGTAGAAAATAATGA